TTGATGGGATGTTCGAAGCCAGGTAGGAAGAAAGGGGGCTGCTGGTGAGTGAGTGAGCAGATAACGCCGGTTATGTTCGAGATTCCTGAAGATCCTGATCCGGGGCAGCTGCATCATGCGCTAAAGGTATGTACGAATCAGTTAGCGAGGGTTGGCAGGCTGGTAACGCAGTATAAAACGGAGGTAGCAAGGGCTAAGACTCGGTATCATCGTACGTATGCGCATGCTGTGGTGTTGCATAGCGAGGCTGGGAATATGCAGTTGGTAAAGTCACTGGCCGAAGTGGAGGCCAATGTGGTTGCGGCGGCTGATGAGTTAGATGAAAAGGTAGCGTTGTTTACGTTGGCCAAAGGGGAGTTTGATTCGTGGGAAGCGTATTTTATTGCTCTCAGGAAGATTGCAGAGGTCCGGAAGGTGGAGATTAGTAAGTTTTTGGGATAGGTGAGGTAGAGGTATGGCGGTGCATTATGAGGTCAGTGTACGAAGAACGTGTGGGTCTTGTCGGTTTTGGAAGGTGCCTGGGCCAAGGGAAAGGATGCCTCTGGAAAAAGGTTGTTTGAAATGTGGTTGTAGTTGTTTACGTCCGGGCTGGGAACTGAGAATGGACGAACGTGGAGGGTGAGCAGTTGCGTAGTTCCGATAGCAGTAGGTGGTATCCCGAAACGGAGCGATTGATTGCATTGTATTGGCGAAAGTGTTTACGGATGGAGAGATTGCGAGCGGTTGAAACTTCAGTGAAGGCAAGTTTGTATGAGGTGGACCGATCGTTGCAGCATTTTAAGCGCTTGCCTGGGTTGACGGCCCAGTACGGGTATCAGCCAGGAGGAAGTGGAGGCTTTGCGAAGGGGCTCGATTGTCTTGTGGCGGATTATGAGCAAGAGGTGGAACGGCTGGTTAGGCAGTATGTAGAGCGTAGTAGACGGCTTGTTAGTTTACAGAGCAGGATTCATCAGATGGAGGAATGGTGTGCGCCGTTTAGCAATGCGTTTGGTAAGTTTGGTAAAGAAGGCTTTGCTGTGCTTGAGCAGCGGTATATATACCGGCGCAGTAATTATCAAATTGCCGAGCTTTTTCATATGAGTGAGCCTACGGTGAGGAGGTTGGTGAAGAGGATGATTACGGTTACTGCCGAGTGGCTGGGGAAAAGATGACGCGAATGTGACGCACAAGGCAGGAAGAATGTTGCTATACTGGATTTGTGGGAGTTTAGCCAAACCCAGGTGCTTGTTGTGTCGGGTGTGGGTTTAATGTTGTGAAGGAAGAAGACGGGTGGCTGGCTGCCGCACGTGAAAGCGGCGAACGGCGTAGGACTGGCAGTGGTGGTTAACTGCAACTGATGCGCCGGACAATGGGTGGGGCGTCATGCTCATTCCGGCGAACCCCTCGGGGGAGAGTCGCATTAAGAGAAATATCATTGGCCGTCCAATTAAGGGCGGCTTTATTATTGGTCAGGGGTGAGGTTACATGAGCGAAAGGACTTGTTATACGAAGGATTGTACGTATTATGATTGCCAATTTAAGGAATGTGGCAGGCAGCATAATATGCCATGTAAGGATAGGAGGAGTCGATTGGATGGAGCAAGGGAGATTTCAGGAGATTGGGAATCGGATAGGGACGCTGGTAGACGAAAAGGATAGGGCGTATGGTGAGGCAATCGTGGCGGTCGAGGGGATATTGTCTATTTTTTATCCTAATGGTATCAGGCCTGAGTGTTATAAGGATGCTCTTATTCTGGTGCGGATGTTGGATAAGCTGAGTCGAATTGCCAAGGGGAATGAGCAGGCGTTTGGTGAGAGTCCCTGGGTTGATTGCGCCGGGTATGCGATGCAGGGGGGTTGTCCGCAATGCGGTAGATGATAGGCTGTAGGGGGATGAGGGTTGTTTAATACGGGGGATCGTGTAGTTGTGCCGGTAAAGGGTGTTATTGTAAAACGACGCAGTAAGGCCGAGATGACGAAAGATCAGAAAAAGCGTTTTGATATAAGCCTTGAGGGTGATTGGGCTGAGGCTGATAGTGGTGCAAGGGATATGGGCAGGGTTGTAACGAAGGATTATGAAATCAATGAGGTACAGTGTTATGCGTGTGAAGTGTCGCCGGCGTTGCGGGACTTGGCTGATAGGGTCATATCCAGGATGCCGGATTTATGGTTTATTGATGAATGGGTAGGCCGCGAAAATATTGCATATGTACTTAGTTATGAGCCTAGGAAGGTCAGGGCGGCTGATAGGATGGTTCACGCCGACTGCCGTAAGGTTAAGCCACCTTTTCGGGCTTTTATGGATTATCAATATATTATAACGGTGTATGAGCCGAATGTTGCTTATATGAGTGAAGCGCAGCTGGCTTTGCTGATGTGGCATGAGCTTAAGCATATTCCGATGTCTGGGAGTTTTGTGCCTCATGATATAGCGGATTTTAGTGCAATTATCGAAGGTTACGGGATAGATTGGTCGGTGCCTGATGCTGATATACCGAATATTTTGGCAGGTGATGAGGTTGACACGGGAGAGGGCGGAAAGATCAAAGGTTGATGTAAGAATAAGTAAGGATTGGGTGCCCAATGCGAAGCAAATTGCGCTTGCTCATTTACTTGTTAATCCTGAAAGCCGGGGGACTAAGGAGAAGAAGGCGGAAGAGGCCGGAATTACTTATAAAACGATGTGGGTTTGGATGAAGGATCCCAATTTTGTTGGGTATCTCAATCGTTTGATTCACCGGTATACGGATGGGGAGATTGCCGAGGTTTGGAAGGCTCTTATTCGTAAGGCTAAAATAGGTGACGTATCGGCGATTAAGTTGTTTTTTGAGATGAAGGGGATGTATAAGGAGCAGAAGAAGGTGGAGCATACCGGTGAAGGTGGCGGCCCAATTGATACGGAGCTGAAGATCATTATTGACTACGGTGAAGGTAGGGGCGATGGCTGATTCTGTTGTTCAGTTTAACGGTGTTTTTCGGGAGTTCAATAGGACGAGGTGCCGGTATCGGTGTGCTAAGGGCAGTGCCGGTAGTGGTAAGTCGGTGAATATTGCCCAGGATTATATTATCAAGCTGATGGACCGCAAGAATGTGGGCGCGAATTTGCTGGTGGTCAGGAAGATTGATGAATCGCATCGCGATAGTACGTATGCCGAGCTGCGGGCTGCAATTAATCGAATATGCGGTAGGTCGGCAGGAGTGTTGTGGACGGTACGTCAGAGTCCAATGGAGCTTGTTTGCAATCGAACGGGCAATAAGATTATTTTTCGCGGTATGAAGGATGAGTCACAGCGTGAAAAGATCAAGTCTGTGAGTTTTGAGTTCGGTAAGTTGGTGTTTATATGGGTGGAGGAGGCTACCGAGCTTGATGAATCGGATGTAGATATTTTAGATGACCGTTTGCGGGGGATATTGCCGAATCCAAATTTGTACTACCAAATGACGTTTAGTTTCAATCCGGTGAGTGCATCGCACTGGCTTAAGGCTAAGTTTTTTGATACAGCTAGTCCCGATATATTTACCCATCACAGTACGTACAAGGATAACCGGTTTATCGATGAAGCGTATTACCGGCGGATGGAGCTGCGGAAGACCCAAGATGCCGAGGGTTATAAGGTGTATGGCGAAGGGGAATGGGGGATTACGGGCGGCCGGTTTTATGATATGTGGTCAAGTGGGCTGCATGTTTGCAGGCCGTTTGCTATTCCGCGCGAGTGGATGCGGTTTAGGGCGATGGATTGGGGCAGTTATCATCCGTATTCTGTCGGCTGGTATGCGGTTGATTATGATGGCCGGTTGTGGAAATACCGGGAGTTGTATGGTTATGGCGGTAAGGCGAATGTAGGGACAAAGGAGACGGCTAAGCAGGTTGCTCTCAAGATTGCAGAGGCTGAAGCAAATGAGCACCAGATTTCGTATGGGATTTTGGATAGTGCTTGCTGGAATAAGACGGGTACGGAAGGTCCCACGGTAGCCGAGGAGATTAATCGTGTTTTAGCACAAAAGAATAAGACGTTGTTTACTCCTTCTACAAAAGGACGTGAACAGGGTGCCGAGCTGGTGAAGATTCGTCTGACGGGTTATAGGAACAGTGATGGTAAGCAAGTACCGGGTATTACATTTTTCGAGACGTGTGTTCATACGATTCGAACGTTTCCGATGTTGACGCATGATAAGCATAATCCGGAGAAGGTGGATACGAGCGGGGAGGACCATGCTTTCGATGAGACGATGTATGCCTGTACGTCGCGGCCTTGGGCACCGGAGAAGACGAAGGTGGAGGAGCGGAAAGAACGATATTTGCGTGAGCGATCGGAACAGCGTAGTTGGATGGCGTATTAGTTGATAGGTGAGCGATATTCTGGTTCGGATATCGTTAAAGGGTTGGATGGTTTGCGTGTGTTAGTGGTGACGGAGCGTACGGGGAAGGGGCGTAGGGCTGATGGGGAAGCGTCGTGAGTTGTGCTGTATCCGGGAGAAGTGTGCAAGGTATGCTCCCAATTCCGGTTTAGATAGATGGGCGGAGAATCATCACGTGTGCAAAGTAAATCGAAGTCCGAAGGTAGCCAATTGCCCGCACAGGATAAAGCTGTAGTAGCTTCTCGAATAGTCGAGAATTTTTTTTGTAGGGGTATGGGAAGTGGGGCTGTTATAGGCAGTAAATCATCAAGGATGGTTTATATAAAGGAATTAAGGAGTGGAAACAAATATGGAGATGATTAAGGTGTCAGCAGGTTCGGTGCCCGGTAAGGTTGCAGGGGCGGTTGCTGCCGCGGTTCGGGAGCAAGGTCAGGCTATTGTGCAGGGAATTGGGGCAGGTGCAGTTAATCAGGCTGTAAAGTCGATTGCGATCGCGCGGGGGTTTTTGGCTCCCCAGGGGGTTGACTTGGTGTGTGTTCCCGGCTTTGTGGATGTAAATATTGAAGGGGAAGAGCGTACTGCTCTTCGGTTTGTTGTTAAAAACGGATAAAGGGTGGACGGCTGTTTGAGTCGTCTATTTTGCTGTAGAAGCAGTAGTGGAGCTGCCGGATTGGGGAATTTTTGCCGGTCATGGAAGCAAGCTGGTTATTCCATCAAGCAATTTACGGGTGGTAAAGCTTATCCGGCTTTCGATAGCGAAACGCGGGGGGATTTCGGTATTGTTTTGTTAATCCTGAGTTGGGTCAGGTGTATTTACGATCCAATACATGTGAGGGTGGAGGTGGTTTGATTTTGCTTGCGATTTCTATGGAGGATCGGACGGATGTTACCGATCAAGGGAGCTTAGATTTTGTCCAGTATCGTGATGAGTTCCGGGCAAGTGTTGATCGGGACAGGGATTGGCGCACTGAGGCTAAGGAGGATATGGAGTTTTACTGCGGCAAGCAGTGGGCGGATGAGGATAGCGCAGCTTTAGCCGAGCAGGGCCGGCCTACGTTGACGATTAATCGGGTAAAACCGCTTATTAATTTGCTTTCCGGGTATCAACGGCTTAACAGGTTTGAGCCGGAATTTTTGCCGCGAACGAAGTCAGATATTGATTTGTGTATGGTGCGCAAGGGTGTTACTAAGTATATTTTGGATCAGTGTGATTACGCGAGTATTGAGTCTTCGGTGTTTATTGATGGGGCAATTTGTGGACGTTCCTGGTTTGAGGTGTGTTATGAGTGGGACTATGCGGCGCTTGATGGCGACATTAAGGTGAAGCGTGTATCTCCTATGGATATTTATGTCGATCCTGAATCAAGGGCAGTTGATTATTCGGATGCAAAATTTTTGTTCCGGTGTAAGTGGGCGGATAAGGATGAGTTAAAGGCCGTGTACCCGGAGCATGCGGATATCATTGATTTTGCTACGAATGAATATGACCGGGCAGAAGATGCTACGCTTGTCGGGCTGGAACCGTTGTGGTATCAAAAGAATACTCATAAGCTTAGGCTGGTAGAAAGATGGGGACGGCGCACCGAGTCACAGCAGTATTATTTGGTTCTGATCGATGGACAAGAACGGCTGCTGAAAAAGGAAGAGGTTTCGGTTGCGCATTTTGTTTCGGGGCAAGTGAAAAAACCGGTAAAGTTGCCGGTAACAAAGACGTATTTTACGGCGTTTATTGGTGAGCATGTTTTGGAGGAGAAAGAGTCTCCTTATGAGCATGGTATGTTTCCGTATGTGCCGTTTATTGCTTATTATCTTGGCGAAGGGGATATACCGGCGGGGGTTGTACGCGATATTAAGGATCCGCAGAAAGAGGTCAATAAACGTCGTAGTCAATCGCTGCATATTCTAGGTACGCAGGCGAACAGTGGCTGGATTTATGAAGAGGGCGTGTTTGATGCGAAGCAAAAGTCCAATGTCCGCCAGTTCGGCTCTATGCCGGGGGTGATGGTTGAAACGAAACCGGGGATGATGGGTAAGCTGCAGCGGATTAATCCTCCCAATCCACCGATTGGCCTTATGCAGGCGGAGCAGGAGGCGGCACAGGATATACGGGATATTAGCGGGATTAATGAGGGGATGCTCGGGACGAATATTGGGCAGTCGGCAAGCGGCCGGGCGATTGAGCTTAGGCAGCGGCAGGCTGTTACGCATATTGGAGCGTTGTTTGATAATTTGCGGCGTGCCAAGCAGCAAATTCTCTTTATTTTGTGGGGCAAGCGCGGCAAGAAGGGCTTGGTTCAGCAGTATTATACGGAGGAGAAGACGTTCCGGATTATCAGTGATAATGGGCAGCCGGATTTTATTACGATTAATCAGCGGGTTCAGGTTGAGGACCCTGTTGCCGGGGTCATTCATAAGACGTTGAATGATTTGAGTGTTGGCGAGTTTGATATTGTGGTTTCCGATACGCCGAGTACGGCTACGCAGCGGCAGAGTCAGTTCTGGGCTCTTGTTGATGCGGTGTCGAAGCTGGGGATACCGGGTGATCTGGTGTTTGACATGCTGATTGATATGTCGGATATTCCCAATCGGGAGGAGATTAAACGGCGCTGGCTGGAGCGGCAGCAAGTCCAGCAACAGGCTATGGCGCAGCAGGCTATGGAACAGATGCCGATCAAGCTGACCGGTAATATTAATATCAAGGATATTCCGCCTGATGCTCAGGCGCAAATGCTGGCTAGGGTTGGTATCCGGACGGGGGCGCAGCAGCCACAAAATCCATTGGTACCGCTGATGGAGCAATTGCCGTCTCCGGTGGTGCAAGAGCTTGCTCTGCTGAAGCCTCAAGAGTTATATGGTGCGGTACGGGTGTTATTTGGCCAATTGCCGCCAGAAGTTCAAGCCCAGGTGGAGCAATTATTGCAGGGGTTTGCACCTGAGCAGGTGATAGGGTTGTTTCACGATGCTGCCGTACAGGTTGGTGGTGCTGCGGAAGGTGTAGCGGGGCTGCCGCTGATGCAAGTACAACGGCCGAGGTCGCAGGTAATGACGCAGCCGGCTATGCGCGAGCTGATGAATGCAGCCCATAGAGGAATGTGAGCAGGTGGCAGCGGTGGTAGGGTATTTAGCGTAGGAGTGAGGGACGCGTTTGAGGATTCCGGCAGGACGCCTATGTTAGCGGAAACGATTGAAAAGGGAGTGGGACGCAGTGAAGCAAAACGAGCAAATGGAAGGGCAGCTCAAACCGGGTGCGGTGAAGAACCGGCGGCGCGGCGTAATTAACGAGTCGGTAAGTAAAGTGAGTAGGGGGAACCAACTGCCGGACGCAATACCGCCAGGGCGAGTGCCGGCAAGTAAGGAGGAATTGGATGGTTTGGCCGCCGCCAATCAATCTCGAATGAAGGCGACCCGTGATTGTGGTGTTGCGTTGGCATTTATTACCGAACGGCTGGCAAAAGGGAGCACGGTTGATCATCCGTTGCTTGGGCAGGTAGAAAAAGCAATGGAGATGTGCAAGGAGTTCCAGTTTATTATGAGGACGTATTGCACGACTGAGGATGTTGGTATGCAGGATAGGGGCGAGGAATTGAGAAATGAGACGGCTGACGAAATCGGTTAGTCGTTTTTTCATTTGCGCAGGCAGCGGCGTTGCAGCTGCTCTATGGCTTATTTTTCCCGTGAATAAGCCATTTTTTTAGCGGGAAATTTCGTGCCGCCGACGTTACGGGCGCAAGGGGGATTAGAGTAAATGGCAAATCGTTTTGAAATACCCGAGGAACTGGAAGGAATTTCTGAGGAGATAGCACTGGAGATTATGCGAGAAGCTGCAGAGTTGGAAGGGGCTGAACAGCCTGATTCCCGTTCGGCGGCAGGAGAGTCTGCGGGTATTCCAGTCGCGGCGACAGTAACAGCGGTAAGCGATGAAGGAATGGGACTTGATGCAATAACGCCGGAATCCGCCGGGTTCTCTGCACCCGCTACCACGCAGAGTATGGATAATGGCGATGAGAAGGACAAAATGGTTCCACTAGCAGCATTACATGATGAACGGCGCAGGCGCCAGGAAAACGATAAGAAGCTAGCCGCGTTGGAGGCGGAGCTTGAGCAAATGCGGGCGGCGAGAACGCAACCGGTGTCTGGACAGGCTGTAATGAACGGGCAACAACAGTCCGCAAGGCTCCAGTTGGAGGCCGATGAGCAGCGACAGCAGGCCGGACAATACCGCCGTCAATTGATTCAGTTTGCCAAAGAGCAGTTTAAAGAAGAAAACGGTAGAGAGCCGGATGTGTATGCGAATGAAGATGATAATGCGGAAATGACGATTTTAATTAATGAACTGCATGGCAAAATTATGGATGAGACTAACCGCATCCATGGGGAGCGCCAGGCGGTGAGTCACGCCTATCATGAGTTTGCCTCTAGGGAGACAGCCCAGCCTGAGTATAACGCTGTATGGAATTACATGTTAACCCGGGTAGGAAAGCTACCACCAATGCAGCAGCAGGCTTTGTCGGAAACGTTTGAGAGGGCGACAAGTGGTACAGGGTCAATGTCGGATGTTATGGCGATCCAAAATCTTTGGGAGAGCTCGAAATTGATGTGGAAGGCGGAGCAGCAGGCTAGAACGCCTCGGAATGGTATGTCTGAGGCTGCTGGGGTGACTTCTTCGGTTGAACCACAGCCGACGAGTCTTGAACAAAAGTTGAGTCAAATTGGTAAGCACCCGAGAGTGAATCAAGTGACTGGAGGCAATTCGCAGGCCGGACCAGGTGTGTCTGATTTGGAGCGAATGCTGAAGGAAACGGATTGGGACAAAATCCCTGCTGAGTATCAAAGGTTGTTACTCGATGAATGATGGCGAATCCACGAATTCCTCCGGCGGGTGTAGTGTTTTAGTAAATTTATTATGTATATAATGGAGGATGATTAATATGGCTGATACTGTAATTCCCGCAGCGCTGCGGCAAAAGGCGTGGGCAAAAGAGACTTGGACGGCAGCAATAAAAGAGAGCTTTTTCGCCAATTTCATGGGCAAAAGCTCCGATTCTTTAATTCAAATTAAAGAGGAGTTAAAGAAGGAGTCGGGGGATCAAATCACAATTTCCTTGCGTATGCCGTTGTTGAGTGATGGGGTAGTGGATGACGATATGCTGGAAGGTAATGAAGAGGCGATGCAATACTTCGACTTTTCGGTACCGATTCATCAATACCGGAATGCTGTACGTTTGAAAGGCAAAATGGAGGAAAAGCGAACAGCTAAGAATTTACGTGCTGAGGCGAAGGATGCGCTGAAGGATTGGTATACGGAAAAGCTGGACAATATGATCTTTTACGCATTGTCGCAAAGTCCATCACCCCGGCGGACGATTTTTGCCGGTACAGCAACAGCCGCCGATGCGCTCACGGATGCGGATAAGTTTAGTACTGCCGTTATTTCGAAGGCGAAGCGCGTTGCTTCTAAGCGTGTTATTTACAATTCGAACCATGTTCTCCCCAAGATTCGCCCACTGAAGGTCAATGGTAAAAAGGCTTATATTATGCTGATTACCTTGGAGCAGCTGCGCGATTTGCGGTCTGATCCGGTATGGGTATCGGCACAAGAGAATGCAAATGTGCGCGGTGAAGAAAATCCGATTCTTTCCGGCTCGGAGGGAATTTATGATGGTGTGATCATTTATGCTCATGAGAGGGTAGCGGTCACTCCTACCGGTGATGCAGGCGCGAATGTAGGCCATGCTTTATTGCTTGGTGCTCAGGCCGGAGCTTTTGCCGTCGGTGGCGAGCAAGAGTGGAATGAGGAAACGTTTGATTACAAAAATAAGACCGGCTTTGAGGTGGGTTCTATTTTTGGTATTGCTAAATCCCAGTTTGATACGGAAGACTTTGCGGTAGTTCATGTGCTTACTGGTAATAAGGCGGACTAGTATAACATGGCCAGGGTGTAACAGCCCTGGCCTATTTATTGTATAGGTGGTGAAGACAGTGTCTGCAATTCAAAAACTAGTGGTTAAGATTCGTATGAAGCTTAGGGATATGGATGGTGCTCAATACAGTTCCTATGAAATTATCGATGCAATCAACGAGACGATTCGCGAGCTATGGCAAGTGGTAACGCTTTATTATCAAAGGCTCACTTTTCCAGTACCGGAACCGGCGGTGTTAACAGAAATGGATGCTACCGGCTGGCCTGAGGTTTTTGATGGGTTAATTATTGATTATTGTTTGGTACTCCTTATGCCTGGCGATTATTTGGCCAAGGAACAAGTGAAGGACTATTGGCGGATGAAGGTTATCAGCCTGGCAGGATCGATGAAGAAGGAAAAGAGTCTCCAGGCGGATTGCTGGAATTTTTCTTATCAAGATGCTTGTGAAGATGGGGATAAGGAAGGGGGTACCGGTTCATGAACTGGCAAAAGTTACCCGTTTTTATTGATGATTTACTTACTACGTTGACAACAGTGTGGTCTAGCCAAATGGTCCACAATGAAATAGAGGCGGCAAAAGAGGCGGCCGCTGCTGATGCACAGGCCAGAATTGATGAGGCTCTTGCCGGTGGTGGTGGTAGTGGCGGTGGGCCGAGCAACGTGGTCCGCTTTTACGATACGATGGCCGAGCTTAAAGCAGATAAGAAGCTTACGCCAGGTATGCTTGTAAAGACGCGCGGTTATTATGAAGTTGATGATGATGGCGGAGCGCAGTATGTAATTGCAGATAAATCGGAACTTGTCTGGGCGGAAAAGCTTGAGAGCGGTAAGGTTGCTCTCATTAATGAAAAAACGCGGGTAACGTATCGCATGTTCGGTGCGCACCTAGATGGTAAGCAAGATGATGGGCCGATGATGGTTAATTGCCATAAGTATGCCGATTCTCAGTTTGTGTTTGACCAAAAAGAGCTTATTCGCATTTACACCTGCACGGTAGAAAATCACCAGGGCATCATTTATAAACAGGGTGTAAAGGCGATAAATTGTAACAGCGATATTGATCTTTCCGGATCATGCCTTTTGATTGATGATACAAATGCCACTTGGTTTGGTGTTTATGTATGGGGTGATGTCGATTCACTGTATTACGATTGGGAGATACCGGATGATGTCAAAGAAAGGTTTAGCGCCGACACGTTTTCCTTTAATATGCAAACAAATAAAGGGGATGCGCTTCCGGCGAATACGGTGTTAAAGCTTGAGGAAGATCCGTATACGGCGCGTGATGACAGTGGGTATCTGTATACGGTTGCCAGGCGTGAGCTGATTGTTCATGATATGAATGGTATCTGCTCTTCACCGCTTACGGATGACTGGCGCCATGCCGGCGGGGAAGAAATCAATTGCCAGATTTCCAACCTTGAAGAGGGTACGACGGAAACGGTACAGTCCTTTACGACCTTCCGTGCTTCGTATACGTATGTTACGAGTAAGCATGGCACGTTTACCGGCTGCGATGTGCTCTTAAACATGTCGTCGAATAAATATTGTTCCGTCATGTGGTGCAAGCGGCATAATGCGACTGTACAGAATTTCATTTTCCGTCCCCGTTCGGATGCTCTTCACAATACGGCGTTCAAAAATACGATGATTTATATATGGGATTCCTATAATGTACGGGTCAAGAATTTGCAGGGTTTCAATGCTTCCGGTCAGGCAGACGGATCTTCTAATGGGACTTCGGGCTACATGCTGCGCGTAACGAATTGCTCCGATGTGGTGATCGAAGATTGCAGGATGCAAGGTTATTGGGGTGCAACGGCGATGGATTCTGTCAAAAATATTCATGTGTATCGTTGTCATCTGAACCGTTTTGACATTCATGATTATTTTTCTAATCTCTGGATTGAGGATTGCAAGTTTTATGATAGTTCGATTCAGATTGGTTACGGACGCGGGATGTGTTCTGTTACCAATTGTCTGTTTTACTGGAATCCTATCACTAATAGCTCGTATCCTTCAGCCCATATTATCGAATTTAACCTATCTTATGGCCGCCTTTTTGAAGGCTTGGTGTATGTGGATAATTGCCGTGTGGTAGCCAAAAATCCGCCGGATAATGAATTTAATATTTTTAAGATGGAGTTTTCTCCGAATGCGACTTCGATTACGAAGCACTTTTTGTTCCCGACTATCATCTGCAAGAATATGGATATTCAGTCCGATAAGGCTGATACGCATTATGCCTATTTCAAGATTACGGGAACACGCCGTGCTACCACGAGCACTACCGGGCCGACTCATGTCTACGGAATTTCGAACGATGGCTCTGTCGTCTGGCAGTATTATGGCCGTGGCGTGAATTGGGGCGAGGATGTAACAAGTATTGAAAAAGACGGTATACTTCGTGTCACGGATACGTTCCTTGATACGGAAGATAAAACACAGTTTTATAACCGCCGCTATTACCGTTGTACTCAGGCTGGGACGCTGAATTTTGGCGGTGCCAAGCCCGACAACCGGGACGGTGCGGTGTTCACCTGCGGTACGGCAAAGCTTGTCTATTTCCCAGAGGCAATGTGGAAATCAAAAGGAAATTATGCGGTGGGTGATATCTGCGGTGCAAGTCCATCGAACTGGTATCCGCTGTATTTGTTCCGTTGTATTGGAGCGGGGACTTCGAACGGTTATTTTCCTACACATCTTACCGGAACTGTGCTGGAAGGAAAAGATGACTCCGTTTCAGAACCGGATAATTGCTGGTGGACGTATGTAGCAAAGCGATCAGAATGGTGCATCGACTGGCAGGCGAATATGACTGTCGTTGCCGGAAAGAGATTGTTGGCTGAGAATCGGCTGTATGAGATTGTCAATGGTGGACAGCTTACCGAGTATCCACCGTATGATACGTATTGGTTCGGTGAGCATGACTGGGGAACGGCCCGCCTGAAGTTTATTGGCTCGGTGCATACGCCGAAAGCGTGGTATGCCAAGGGCTCGTACTGCGAAGCGCGCGGCAATATTTATCAGCTTGCCAAGCATGACGGTACTACGACTGGTGTCCTCCCGACTCGTGGCAATCCTAATTGCGTAGACGGGGATATTATCTGGGAATATAAATCGGGCGATACTCCACCGCCAAATCCAGGGACAGATCCTGGACCCGATCCTTCTGAGGCCGTACCGTGGCAAGCCAATACCGAATATGCAGATGGCACGGTGATTCAGGCAGGTACGCGCTTATATGTGGTCCAGCAGGCTACGACCGGCACATCGAATCCGACGGACACTTCGGGAAATATCATCATGGACGGCGAAAGACGGATTAAGTTTCTTAAACGGACGAAAGAGCAATGGCGTCAGCCTTCGACGGCCTATAGTGTGGGCTATATCTGTTGGGACTACGTAAGCGGTACAAGCCAGATTAATGTGTTTGCCGAATGTATTACGGCAGGTACAACAGCAGCTACGGGCTGGGGACCAACTGCAAGTGCTAACTGGTCGAGCGAGGGAACGTTCCAGGATGGAACGGTTGTCTGGAAGAAGATTTCCGATAAAGGGATATGGCGCAATAGCGGGATGAAGTATCCGTCCGGTACGATTTATCTGACGGATGTTGGGGAACCGGAAGGGGAGGGCTATGTCCGCCTTTATATGTCTTTAGGTGGCGTGTCCGGCTCAACAGCACCGACAGATACTTCTGGCACTGTCTTTAAGAATGGTTCGCTTATTCTTGCTTATACTCAGGCGGCGTCCGCCTCAGCCTCAGTTGTTGCACTGCGGGCCACAGGCGATACGTGGAAGGCCAATACGATGTATAATGTGGGCGATCAGGTTATCTCAAACGGCAACACGTATGAGTGCGTATTTGACGGAAAGATGGTTATGCCGAATAAGACGGTGTTTGAAAATATCACAACGAATATGAGTAACGGTCATGTTTTCTGGTTTTTCAGGGGTACGGACGTCCCTACTAAGCAGGGAACTCTTCCATGGGAACTTATTGTGAACAATTGTGAAGGTGTCGATCCGTTGACTGCAGAGGGATTGTCCGGTGATACCCGTTATTTCTGCCATAGCAGCAATCCCAATCCCGTGATACGGGTAGGGGGCAGTGGCGGGCAGGGCTCACAAGGACCGCAAGGACCAGCGGGAGTGGGTGTCCAGAATGCCAAAGTAGACAGCAGTGGTGATCTGATTGTTACGCTGACGAATAGCACTTCGATTAATAGCGGACATGTAGTAGGTGCCGCCGGAGCTGCTGGGGCGGCAGGAATGGTGTGGCAAGGGGCTTGGAGCTCCAGTACGGCGTATGCGGTACGAGATGCCGTGAGTTTTGACGGTTCTACGTATTTGGCACTGGCAGCTCATACTGGTGTGACGCCGGGTACAAATCCGGCTACATGGGGGTTGGTAGCCCGGAAGGGCGCTGATGGCAGCGGCGGACAGGGTGCGCAAGGGCCAGCAGGCGTGGGTGTCCAGAGTGCACAGGTGGACAGCCAGGGCGATCTGATTGTTACGCTGACCAATAGCGATACGATTAATAGCGGTCATGTAGTGGGGGCTGCTGGAGCAACTGGAGCAGCCGGTTCGAGTGCGTATCAGATCTGGCTGGCTGCCGGTAACACGGGGACGGAGGCTGCCTTTTTAGCTGGGCTTAAGGGCCAACCGGGTGAGGCCGGTGCGGCAGGAATGGTATGGCAAGGTGTTTGGAGTTCCGGTGCGACCTATGCGGTGCGTGATGCTGTGAGTTTTAACGGATCGACATATTTGGCCCTGGTGGCTCATAGTGGTGTGACTCCGGGCACGAATCCGGCTACGTGGGGCTTGGTGGCGCAGAAGGGCGCTGATGGTGGCGGTGCCGGAAATATGACGAAGGTCATCTATGATCATGACGAGGATGGCAAGGTTGATGCGGCAGAGGCGGCGGATGTGGCACTTGCCGTAAGTTATATTGATATGACGGTTTCGCCTGCTGCTGGGAATACGCTTTTGTATGACGAAACAGCCGGTAAGTTTAAACCCGGAGTTGTGCCGGGCGGCGGAGGGCAGGGCTCGCAAGGGCCTGAGGGACCACAAGGACCTGCGGGTGTGGGTGTCCAAGATGCGAAGGTGGACAGTCAGGGTGATCTGATTGTTACGCTGACCAATAACAATATTATTAATAGCGGACATGTAGTGGGAGCAGCTGGAGCAACCGGAGCAGCCGGTTCCAGTGCGTATCAAATCTGGCTGGCGGCCGGTAATACGGGTACTGAGGCTGCGTTTTTGGCTGGGCTTAAGGGGCAAGCGGGCGATGCCGGTGCTCCAGGTATGGTATGGAGAGGTGTTTGGAGCTCCGGTACGGCCTATGCGGTGCGTGATACCGTGAGTCATGATGGATCGACTTATTTGGCGATGGCAGACCATACTGGTGTGACTCCGGGAATGAATCCGGCCACGTGGGGTCTGGTGGCCCAGAAGGGCGCCGATGGTGGCAGTGGTGCCGGGAATATGACGAAGGCTGTGTATGATCATGATGACGATGGCAAGGTTGATGCTGCAGCGGCGGCGGATGTGGCGCATACTGTAAGTTATATTGATATGACGGTTGTACCATCTGAGGGGAATACGCTTTTGTATGACGGTACTGCCGGTAAGTTTAAGCCTGGTGTTGTGACGGGCGGCGGTGTTGATATGGCTACGGTCATTTCCTTGCTGCCGGGTTACTACCAACGTGATGTACTCTGGCAGCAGGGAAGCGGCCGGGCGAAATTATTGCCACCGGCACGCCTTGCCGTAAATATTAAGGATAAAGGATATTTACTGACGGATGGGGCTGAGCTTGATTTAGCTGCAGCAGCCAGTTGGGACTCTACGGCGACTGACTATAGGACAGCTACGAATCGGGCTGGGAAGGATTTTTATATTTATGCTTGCCGGCCGGTAAGCGGAACGGTACCGGTGTTCCTGATTTCGGCCAATAATAGCGCTCCTGTGGGATATACGAGCGCCAACAGCCGCAAAGTTGGCGGATTCCATTGTCTGTGCCTGGCTGCCGGTACGATATCAGGGCATCCCTTGTCTGGATATGCCACGGGAGATATCTTGCCTGCATCGATTTGGGATTTGCAGCACCGGCCTTATTCCAGCCCTGAAGGCATGGTCTACAGTGAACAGGCTAATCTCTGGATCGATATCTATTTACAGTCCGGTACCGGCAGTGCAACGGCAAGCGTATTTGGCGCAAAAATCACCGATGCTCTCCCCTGGATGGACGTGGTAGATAATCTTGCTGCAGTAAAGAAACGGTTGCTCCGGGATGACGAGTTCCAGATTGTTGCGGAGGGCTCTAATCAGCAAACAAATATTCAAGGAAATAACGACCCGGTTAACACAGGTGGTCATCTTGACAGTTCGAGTCGCCGGATGATTTCCAATATTGGCTGCGAGGACTGCTGCGGGGTAATGTGGCAATGGTTGCTGGACCAGGCTTACCGGTTCAACAGTGCTGGAAGTCATACGCACAGCGTAACGGTTACTGGAGATGCCCAGACGGTGGCTACAGGAACTGCTGTAGGTGATTTGACGCCTGCATCGTCAAATATCTGGCTTGCGGGAAATAAGGGCAGACTCTATGCACAAGGCGATAAGTGTGATGCTAAACTGTGTGCCGGTGGAAAATGGAGCAGTTCTTCCAATAGCGGGTCAAGGGCGCGTTATCTTACTTATGACCGTACCATGAACACAGAGGATGTCGGTGCGCGCGGCTGTTCGGCGCATAAGGGGGTGGGATTATGATTATTTACAGCAGCAATGGAACCGGCAATGCAACAATTGCCCTGCCCCAATATGGGGACAAGTTGGATATTATTAATGACGGGGCAGCACCGTTAACGGTGACGGTTGGCGCTATTCCTGTCGTTGTCCGTGGTTTGGAGCAGTTTAATGGGGATTTTGTTCCCTTTAATGCGATTGCAATTGCCGCTTCCGGACCATGGCGGTTTGTTGTTGAGCTGGAAGGTGACGGAATCGGTGGCGATAGCGGTACAACAAGGATTGCTGATCTAGTGGAGCGGGTTAGGCAGTATATCTCGGATAAGGAGGCTGCTGCATTTGAAAATGTGGAGCTGGTTGGTTATTTGAATGATGCAATTGGCTGGCTGAGTGTCCAGTTAATTGCAGTAAAGGATCCGGAGATGATGAAAGAGATTGTGGTTGATGAAGACGGCATACCGGTTCCTAGTGATTTTCAGAAAGCATGCGGCGTATTTCCTGTCGAAGTGACAGGTAGCCGTTTGCGTGTTATGAGGGGGCTTGGGGCGGTATCGTTCCAGTATTTTGCCACAAAATCGCCTATCCGGTATGTAGCGGAGTCAAATTATTTCGAGCCAATGTATTCGCCGTTTAAAGAGGTATATGATACGGTCTTGATTCAGAAAACGGCTATTCTTGCTCTGAATCAAAATGAGTTTGATGTGTCGCAGGATGAAAGATTACTTGCCCAATCGCTGGCAAGTGTCGGGGTGAGCGCTAATGCCTAGATATGCGAATAAGCATGCTGCTTCTCAGCCGTTAACGTTTGCCGATTTTACCGGGGGACTGCGGTTGGACATACCGGCAAGCAGTCCGTTATTTGCCGAGAATATGCTGCAGAAAGCCAGCAATGTGGAGCTTGACTATGTAACGGGTAAGCTGAAAACGGTTGATGGGCTGGTGCCGGTGGTGAAGCTGCCTGCGCCGGCGGAAACGCTGTTTTATAATTACAAGGATAATTATTTTTTGACGAATTGTGGCCGGACGCTGTATAAGCTGTCCGGCTATTTGTCGCCCGCCTCTGTGCCGGAGGCAATTGGTAAGCTCAATGGTATACAACGGCCGGAATATGCGGCGTACTTGCAGTATACGGCTATTGTGAGTGGCGGTAGGGTTCAGTATTACGGATATAAGCAGCCGCTTACCGAGATTGTTTCTTCGCCTGCGTCCAATATGTGTCATGTACGGGGCGGGCGGCTGTATGTTGCGAGTACGAATGGCTTTCGGATTACGATGTGCGGCGCTAATGATATTACGAATTGGCAGATCAGTGGTAAGGCGGAGGACGAGTGGACGGAGCAGGATGCTTGGTATGCCGATATTGCACCAGGTACGGGAAGTATTGCGGCGATGCGTCAATTAAACGGGAATATTATCGTTGTGAAAAACTCTGGCCAGACGTATCGTTTCGTAGGTGATCATCCGTCGTTGTTTAATGCGTACGACGGTCCGGAAGGTGTATATGTCGTTAATCCGGCTTGCTTGCTTTTTGCTGAAAATGGATTGTATTACGTAGGGCGTGACGGCTTTAATGCAATGAGTTTTACCTCTAATGAATACGGTACTTTGAAAACTGCTGCCGTTGGCGCAGGCGTGAATAAGGAGCTGCTGCGGGGCATTGGTCAGCGGGCTTGTCTGTGGGATGTGGCACCTAAAAAGCAAATATGGGTAAGGGCAGATG